CCTGCGCCTCTGATAAAAGTCTATTAACGTCAACAATACTATTAAAATCTGCCATTGATGTGCCCTAATTACAACGTAATAGGTAGATTGTAGTTTATTATTTTATAAATTGCTAATATTAGAATATTAGCCCCATCCAGAGAAATTTAATTCAATATCTGAGCTTTGATCAATATCTGGGACGTCCATGCTCATCATTAACGAATCAGCAAGGTTGGGTGATGGGAGTTCATAAGGTTTCTTTTTCATGTCAACCTTACTTAAAATCTGAATCTTTCCGTTTCCCGTGTCTTTTCTTGGTATCTTACATAGTTCAGCCCTTAGCTCATCAATACATTCAATATCTGAGGAAATAGAGATCAAGGTGTCTGGATCGATATATTTATTTTTCTCTACTGCTTGGTAAGCATTAAAGAATCTATCTGCGAGATAGGTGTAATATTGAGCGCGCTTATTTACAAATGTGTCTTTATTAGTCTTTCCTTTTATTTCTTTCTTACCTTTTATCGATGGCATATATAACTGACTTGGATTATCTGCCGCCTCTGAACCCCTAAAGATATGCGGCTCTATCTTTTTCCCAGTAAGTTTGTCAGATACCTGTTGCCGTAGAGCGATACCCATTCCATCACCATCCCATGAATAAGCGTCAACCTTGTTCTCAATGGCGTAATCCAAAGCCCAATCACACCCATCATTTACTGTGCCATCATCTTTAGCCATCACATTAAGAATCACTGAACCATGACGGTGAGTAAGCCCTTTATCATCTGGCCCTGTATCGGATGGATCGTGAGAAACAATCTCAATGCCTGTCGGTTCAAATCCTAGTTTAATATGGGCATCAATAGCCGCGTCAAACCATTCAGGCTTAATAATGGCCTTATCGACTGTGTCATCATAAGCGTTTTCCCATATAGAGTCATATTCTGCTCTTGATAAGTTTTCATAATCATCGGCTCTTTCTTGCTCTAATTCAGGAGGGAACCAGGGGTTATCACGCCAATTAACCTGTACAACCATTATCAGATCATCTTCATAGCGTCCTGTCTTTTTAAGGCTGGCCTCTGCGCGTTTCAGATACTTTTGAGCAATTGCACCCGTTGAGCTGCCACGGTTCATGGTTATCCATATTTCAGGTGGGTCTTCTTCGTTATTGTTATCTGCTGCGCTTGAGCGAATGGAGGGAGTTAATACTTTGAGAGAGTTGCTGCTTACAGATTCCCCTTCTTCAATCCAGAATCGTTTTACACCAGCCAAAGATTTGAGGGAGGTAATGTTCCGAGCTATGCCTTTGTAGAATATCTCACCCCCATTTGAGCTTCTTATCTCATTATTGAGAATAGTAAAGCCTTCAACGCCTAGCCTGTCAATTTCTTGCTTTAGGTTCTCATGTACAGAATCATCGATTGAGTTCTGATATTCACGACCGCAGCATATACGTTCACCATTATCAGCAAACATAATCATCATATCGCCAACACCCGTACTCTTCTGAGAGCCACGGCCACCGACTGCAATCTTTATTCGTTTAGGTTTGGATAAGAGCCAAGCTAAAGGCTCTGTAATTCTGAGGTTAATCTTTGGCATTTACAACTGGGTGAATATGCCATTCGTTCTTAATAGGTTTCCCGCCACTTGTTAGGTCTGTTTCTTGCTTATCAGAATACCCATGCTTACCTAGCGCAAGCTTAACAATAGCTGAATTAAACTCACCGTCTAACCCTTTATTCATCAATACTCTTTCTTGTTTTGAGAGAATATCGTCTAATATGTCCGAAAATGCTTTTTTATCTTCCTGTTTAGCCCAGTCATATATAGTTGACCTCGCTATCTTTAGTACGCAAGCAAGCCCAGCAATGCTAGGGATAACATCACCTTCATCCTTATAGTTCTCAAGATAGTTATTAGCTTTCTCTAATATAGATTCATTATAATCAGTGGGTCTACCTACCGGCATTATTCCGTACTCAGGTTATAGGCCATAAGGCCAGCCAGCTATTCGTTAGCTGTGGACGTATTAATATTAGCAGTTACTTATTCATGAATCTAGTTTATTGATGCTAAGTCTAAAGTCGTACACCATCATTGCTTGGATTGCTGAAATAACTTTAAGGATGGTTTTTGACTCATCTCCGCTAGAGGCATCAGCTAATTCTGAAAGACCATCAATAATGTCTTCACAGTATTCGATTGCCGCTTCCGCTCTAATTTCTTCAATGTTCATTTTGCATCGCCTTAAATTCTTTCTTGAGCTGTTTATAGGCTTGCTTTGCATATCCAGGCTTTGAGTTTTCTCTTGCGTATTTCCTGAATAGCTTGGCTGTTTTCTGATTCATTTTAAAATACCCAATCAATCAATAAATATGTCACGCCGGCCACCAATGAAAAGGATATTAGGATATTAATATACTCTTCTATTCCGTTCATTTTATTTCCTTATACTCTTTAGGCCGACTGAAAGTAATTGTGTCGCACTTATGGTTAAATAATGACTTTCCGAAAAATGATTGCATTTTAATGCGATGGATTGCCATTTGCTTTCTAAGCGGCTTTACCGCACGAAACTCTTCTAACATTTTTTTAGTGAGTTTATTTGTTGAGCTCATTATTCAAACCTCGTACCTTTCTTTTTCTTTTTGCGTGCCGCTTCGCTTGCCTTAGTCGGCAAATGTCCGCCTCTCCTACGCAGTCCTGCAACCAATTCTTCAGGACTCAGCATTGCTATCATTTTCTTTGCGTTTTTCTTCTTTGATTTCTTTTTAGCTGCCATAATATTTCCTCATTCTGATACCTTATTTAGAATATATTAGCAGTTAATGATTAATTAATCATCTTTAACAATTTCAATATTTGGCTTTCTTAACTCATTATCTAATTCTAATAGCCTGTCTGCTGTGCTTTTTAATAATTGAGTTGCTATCTTCATGTGGTCTGCTGCTTTAGCGACTTCGATGGCTATATTGATTATGACCGTCCTTTTATCCATCATTTCTTATGTTCCATCTTGATGCTCGTATCGTAAACAGTAATGCTATCACTCTCACATGAGTAATCAGCGCGAAAAATAACCCCGTTATTCCATTTTTCTGTATTTATTTCCTCGTAATCTTCAGGGAAACGACAATATTCGTTAGCCAGCTTTTGCGCTCGATCAATCGCGGCGTCTTTATTTATAAATGTTTCTATTTCTAGGTCTGAATGCCTATCATCCACCACGATGGTATAGATATGTAGTTCTTCTGTCATATATTACCCCTTTATTCGTTTAATCATAAACCTAGCGCCGGTTTTAGGGTCTTGCATTAATATTTGCCCTTCTTCCTTATCTCCGTACACCGTTAAACCGTCAATCCATTTCTCTATATCTTTAGTTAGTAAGTATCCATCTTGTACTTTTGCAGTATATTTGCTTGTAGGTTCTTTAATATTCATTTCATGGCCTCACCATATAGATCGGATGGATGCGTTAACTGCAGATGCAATTCAGAGGCACAATACATATCAAGCGTTTCCAGATATAAACACATTTCTTTGTTGTTCATCTTGCTTGTGTGCGCTCGTATCACTCTTGTTTTCCCGTTTATCTCAACTACTTCTCTTGGTAAAAGAAGGTTAATCATAAATTCATGTATGTCATCCGTGGAATAAATTTGTCCTTTGTGCTCTTTTAGAAACTCTTGTATCTCACCATTCCACATCCACATTAATCGGTTGATAGCTAGGCTGCGCTTAGGCTTATAAAGGCTAGTCTCAACCAATACTGGTTTATCTATAGTAGCATTTCCCAGTGATTTTATGAAGGTTCGTTTATCTTCCTCAGTCTGGATGATGGTTGTTTTCTTCATGCTAATAAACGTACAATCCGCCAATCTCACCAAAGTTACCGCAAATATCTAACTTTAATCGCTTAACCTCTTTGTCCAGCCTTTCTTTAGCTGCCGATAAATCCAGCCCTTCTTTAAATGGATTTTTTATTGCTAAGTATACTCCGTCAATCTCTCCTGAATAAGCGCTGCCTGTTTCAAAAGACTCGAACTCATCTCCAGCCTCAGAATAAAGATATTCTCCTAGACCATCTTCTAACTCTTCTGTATCAGCAATCTCGTCGCTTTCACTGACCTCATAACCAATCCCATAACTTGCTCTATAATCAACGCTCATAATTTACTCCTCTGTCATTTTTCAATATGGGTTAGTCTTGCGTTATCGTTAGCCAGCCAACCCGCTATTTTCTTATCTAGCCATACTAATTCGTTATCTTCACCGGCTGCTTCTGATAGCTTGCATAGTTTCTCAGATTGTTCTTTTGAGAGGATCACAACGTATTCAATCATCTTTCAGCCCTTTTGCTAATGCTATTTCCATATTTCCAAATACGCCCATATCTCTCAATATATCTTCTAGTGTGCTCACAATTTTATAATGTCCTGTCCATTCGCTTTCTAGTCGTATCTGGCTTTTCTTCTTGGCTGATTCGTTTATCTTGCCGGTTTTCTTGCTAACGTGCTTTTCTTGCTTGATCTCAAACCAATAATTAACTCCATTAGCGCCCACTAATATATCATCGTGTCCGACTTCTACCTGATAACCTAGCTTTCTCAAATCGCTAACGATGTGTTTCTCGTTTTCGTCTGTTCTTGCTGAGTATCGGTTTCTGCTCATCATCTAATCCTTGCTATATGCCGGTAAATTTAATGCCTACAGGTATTGCCGAAGCTGTTATTTTCCTCATTTGTTCTAAAATGCTCTTTCTGCCTGCATCACTAAAATATGCCTCGGTAGCCTCTTGCTTAAACATCCCTCTTTCCTCGATCTTTCTAATTAATAATTCCTCGTACTCAGAGAGTACAGCTTTAAACCTTTTTAAGTTTTCCTCTGTTTTTTTGTCATAAGTATATTTAACATCCATGACCATCCCCACCCTCATTTAACATACTTCTGCTTGTTGGCATAATACTCGATACGCTCATAAGGCATCTTTAACCGCATAGCTATCGCGTTTATAGACAGTTTAGATATTGCCCTAGTCTGCTTATTAATCATGTTTTCAGCATACTCGATTGATTCGTGCATCCTTATTCTGTCTTTTTCGTCAACCTTCATTTTCTTTAATCTTTTAAGCTCTATTTTGTTGTTGAATCGGTTGTAAATCATTTCTTCTTTTTCATCTAGCCAGGCGTCTATCTTCTTGCATTGGTTGTAAGTCAGCTCGGTATGCTTCACGATATGAATAGAGTTAATATCCAGTATTGTTACTTTTTCCTCTTTTTTATTTCTCTCAATAGCTGCGAGAACTTTTTGCTGCTTTACATAACTTAAACCTTGTATGCCACTTTTAATCATCACGCCCTCCACTTCATTTTAATAGCGTCATTCTCTTTCGCTTCATGGCCTTTTTGCGGCTTTCTAGCGCCTGGCACACCTTTCGCCATCCCCTTGTATCTGAGTTTAGGGATGGTCATACATACAAGTATTCCTTGCTGTTTAAGGTAGCTTTGCCCTTGTACACCGCTTTTAGGCACTATGAAAATTTAAACGCTTATAGATTTCTCGCGTCATCTCAACATCATGCTCACAATATTCAGCAATTTCAGTATATTTACCATCCAGCCATGCTTGATAGACCATAGAGCCGTCCATTCCTGTTTTTCCCTCTAAACCCAGAGCCTTACAGACAAAATCCATACTTTTCTTATCGTTACCAGTTCCAGCCCACTCAAACATCGTATCGTAAACATCGCCCGCCCATGGTTTAGCATCAAAAGGAATCTTAATGGCTGGCTTGATGCCGTTCACAATAAACCGTTTCCATAAATACCGTAGGTCGAATCCGCAGATATTGTGCCCGATCCATAGTGGTGGCATTTTTAATTCTGCAAATACACCGTTAATAGTATGAAGCAAATGATTCTCATTTATAAGATCGACGCGCTGAATGCTTTTCGGCTCCTCATCATCGACCGCATATCCAAAAGTAATAATCTCACCCATTCCGCCATCAAATACCGTCTTACTTACCGCTTCATCAACAGCGGCTTGTTTTTGGTTTTTCTCCCATGCAGCGATAGTTTCCGCTTTCTTCATTGTTTTAGGGTGGGTGGTATTTTTTACCACCTCCGCGATAAAAGCAGGGTTTTGTGTCTGGATTGTTTCTAAATCAAAATATAGCTTTGTCATTATTTTATCCTCATTAGCCTTTTTGACTCTTGCTTAGGAGCTTGCTATTATTGTAAGTTATTGATTTTAAAAGGGAATATCATCAAATTCATTATTAGGGGCTGGAGTAGCTTGCGGCTGACCTTCTGGCTTATCGGTAACGGCTCCGGCGATTTTCTTTTGCACCCATTCAGGTAGATCATCATATTGCTGAGTCTCGTCTGGAGAATATTTTAATTGACGTGTAGCGGGGGCAACCTCCATTCCTTTCATGATCTGGCCAATACTTTTAATGTTTGCATAAGTCTTATCTCCGACCACATTATGAACCACTGTAATCACGCAGGGCTTGCCTAAGACATTAAACAGGTTGAACCCTTGTAGTTCATCGGATGTAAATGCGCGACCTCTCCAGCCCTCTAAGTCGCCCGTAAGGATTGCCTTTGATGATAATGAGGCCGTGTAGAAATTATTGATAATCATTGGTTTTTTAACATCGTTACCGTCTTTATCTTTATATTCGATTTGATTTTCTGGCAACTCAAACCCAATAACAACCTTATGTTTATCGCCGTATGTTGTTGGCTGCATCCCAATATCAGCGACCATATAACAAACCGCTGCATGAGTTCCTTGTGGTACTGGATCGAAATCCTGACCGCTACCCGTATCTTTTACATTTAATGGCATTTTCTTTTCCTCTATTTTACGCGCTGATGCAAAATTGCTTTATGCGCTGATTAACAACTTCGGATACATATAATCCGCCGTATCTTTAAATAGTTTCTGATTGTCTTTAATCTTGTAGGGTTTTTCTGCATAAACATCCATTAAAAACCCTAATACCTCGGACGCCTGAGCATCGGTTAAATCTGGCCGCGCCTTCTGGACGTCTCGAATATCTGCTAAATCATTCATCTTGTTTCCCTCTTTTAATTGGTGGGCGGGCGGAGGGTCAACTCCGCTACTGACTAAACATGACTCAGGGAGTCGAACCCTGATGCGCCGTTAGGCTCCGCTATCACCACCCATTAACTGTTTAACCTCTTACATAAAGTCTGAATTGCACATGCCAGAGTCATGTTTTTCCTGTTCCTCGAAAGAGCGATCTTCTTTACACTCATCTCGGTATTCAAGATTCTCAATTCTGGCTTCCTCTTTGCGCTCATCACGCATAAGCTCTGCTAATTCTTCTTTATCAATCATTTTTCTATGCTCTCACTTTTACATTTCGGACAAGACGGGCTACATTCTGGACATTCGCAATAAACAATTAAATCTTTTCTTTGCCCTTCCCATCCACAGTTTTCGCAATAAGCCGGTAGCAAGTCCTCGTTATTGGTGGCAACAAGCATTTCATTGTTTGTCATTAGACTGCCTCATCAATTTTATGTAAGTTTTTGCGTGTTTCATCATAAATTGCGATAGTGCCGGTAATTGTATCGATTAATAATTTGTAATCAGTAGACCCCGCCGCTTGAATAAATCTAATCTGTTCACGAATAGAATCTATTGCCATTTCTGCTGCTGCTAATTCATGTGTCATATTATTCCCCCTTACCAGCTTCTATGTGATTCATGGATTGATTCAATTCCATCATAATCATCAATCTCATATTCAATACCGTCTGGGATTTCGACAATTTTTAACTCAGCCAAATCTCCGCTTGCCTTTTCCTCTCCCAATTCCTCAATAACATCTATCAAGATTGGGTCGGTTCGCTCAATATCTCCATAATACCAGTATGAGCCATTTGGGGCTTTCTCAAATGTATCACCCAAATCTTCTTTATAAGCATTATTAAATAACGAATCGCCGGTATCTCTGCTATATTCAACTACACCATCCCTGTGATTATATTTTGTTTGAGTGTAAAAAAATAATTCAAACCCTGATTTCTTTGCATACAATAACTGAGCTTCTTTACTTAACCCAAATCCGCCATAACATTTGTTTACCGCTATCTTCATAATTATTCCCCTTTATTTAATATAACTGTACGCTTTTAGGGCGTAATAGTCAAGTGTTTATTTCAATATAATCAAGCCTTTCTCAATTAAAATTAGCTGCGTTCTGAGGATGCCGTCATAAAACATAAGCTCTACTGCATCTTTTAAATATCGAGAGGATACCCTGCCGTCAATTACGTCATGGCATGAAGAACAACAATATGCTCCATGAATATCGCTGGCCTTGCGACCCATGCCAGCCCCGCCTTTATGTGCGAAAATAGTTGTTTCAGGATTAAAGTTGCATACATCTGGAATCCTTACCTGGCAATCCTCACCTTTTGCGCTTTGTCTAATTTTAGATAATGACTTACTCATAATAATCCTTAAAATCTCTCCGGTCATCAATCTCAATCACTTCAAGAGGCTCATAATCACCAATGTTCGCGGTAACTTGGCGGGCTGCCTCGGCTATTGTTTCTATTTCTTCGATGCTCATTCCGTTACTTCTTCGTTTAATGCGTCAATCGCATATTGAGGCACGTTATAACCAGCTTCTTTTAATTCAACAAGATTATCAGCGCACTCTTTCGCGGTGTTGTGGTTAAATGATTCTCCGTCATTTGGCAGTTCGATTTTCACCCTATCCGCCGCACCACACATTTTCATAATCTTTTGATGCCTTTTGAACCATTCTTTTTGATGCTCCGTGTCGAATGGGATTATTTCTGGTATCGGCTCCTTGAATACTTTTCTGTATGTGGCCACATGAGTGTCAAACCCTCCATAGCAAGATTCATAAACGTAAACGTCACACTGATAGTCGTCGTTACTAAATCTGCAATAACTCATTTTTTACGCTCTGGCTCTAATAAGCTGTTAATAAATTCCCGCCAATCCTCACTTGATAACGGTCTTTGTCTCTTATATCCGTACTCTGTTAAAATATCGTGCAGGGTATCGTTTAGCATGACAAAGCGTTTACACCTGTTTAGGCGTTTTCCGTTTTCCATCGCGTTTAATTCTTGAGAACGAAACACGCCACCGCATAATACTTCCATTCTTTTAGCGCAATGGACTTTAGTGGCTCCGTCTTTGGTTTGACCTCTCACCCATCTTGCGACAATATCTTTTTTCATTCTTCCTCCTTTGAACTGCTGAGATATTCCTGCAAAACCTCAATGCTTAACTTGGCGAGTTCTGGAGTCATACCTTGGCCAGACCATTGAAAGCCGTTTCTCATTGTTAAAAATTCATAGCCATATCCGATATTTTGAATCTTTGCTTTAATCTTCCCGTTTTCCCTTATAATTTCACTCACGAAATACCCCCGCTAAGTGCTGATAAAATTAATGACGCTATTGTTCCGACAGATACCATGAACCAGCCGGTTAAAAAACATTTCTCTGAATTAAAGTTAATGGCTATCCAGATTAGTAATGCGCCCATGATTGCTATGGTTATAGATAAAATCATTCTTGCTTCTCCTTTTGAATCTCTGGCCTTGATGACCAGAAAAGAACCTTCATGCCATATTCCTCAAATGTTGGCTCAAAAGACTGGTATTCGCTTGCTGCTTGGATTCGCTCCCATTCTTCACCTGTCCAGTAGCCAAATCCAGAGAACAAGCTGCCGTCCTCTAATCTTATAACTACGTTATAAATGCGGTATTTATCAGGCGGTGTCTCCACGCTTATCCAATCACTCATACCTCTACCCTCCTTAGAATCCTGGCCGTGAAGTCCAGAAGTCAATAATGCGCTTCCAGAATGTCTTGCGGGTTTTGTGCTTTGCTTCTCTCATGTGATAATTCATTTTTCTGTCTCCATTAATTCTAGATTCTCGTAAATATTGCCGATAACTTTCATCTCGAAACTATTGATAAGTTCAGGCTTAAAGTTCCATCCATTACAGCTATCGTCCCAATGTACGGCATGGAAACAATGACCGTGACATTCATGGTGAGCGTTTTCAGAAGATAAAATATCCCCCTCATAAATGGGTTTGCCGTTCTTGTCCTTTAATCCGGTGTATTGCATTAATTCAAAATTAGTCGCCATGCCGCCATCTTTAGTAGCTAACGGCTGACCGCTTACAGGAATAGCTGTGAAATCTTTACCAGAATAAAGCATCACTTCCATAGCCCACGCTCTGAATTTATACCGTGAATTGTCCATATCTATTTCCTCATTTGTAATAATGCTTGGATAAGAGAGTCTATTTCTCGTTTTCCGAGTGTTATTTCATTAAGACCCTCACGGATTATTATTTTGCTTTTTGTGTTTCTATCCTGTCGTACCGTTTGCGCGTTGAAGTGACCCCATGTTTTATGTGACATTATTCAGCCTCCGCTCGCTTAATTTTTTGCTCTCTTTGAGCTAATACTTTTCGGCACACACTAGGATTAATGTGGGCTACTATCTGACTGCTATCCCACTCAGCCACAGACGTTTTAATTGTTCCAACGCCAGAACCTCCGCATATTGAACAAGTGGTACTAAACATTGGTTTAATCATATTTTCACCTCATAAAAACAAGTTCCCAGCAGAGCCATGATGTGCTCTATTTTTCCTTTGGAGTAATCAGATAAATATTGGCCTAAGTAGCGTTTGCCGTGTGGTGTTATGTTTTTCATGTTATTCCCCTTTATTTAACCCTTAGCTTACGCTCTTATGGCGTACCTGTCAACCTTACACCCAAAAAAATGGCCTCCTTTTTAGGGGAGGCCAATTAAATGGTACACATGGAAGGACTCGAACCCTCAACCAGCGGAGTAGAATTCCGATGCTCTATCCATTTGAGCTACATGCGTTTAATAGCAAAGTGGCGTCAAACGAATTCTATTTTGTTCATGCCTTCGTCGGTTTCATTTTCATTAACTCTAATGTTTTCATCGGTGCTTAATGCTTGAGCGATAACACTTTGCGTGTCTAGTAAATCTCGCCTATCCCAGTGGCCGCGTTCGTCAATTACATTGTTTTTCCAACAAAGAGTGAATCTATCCTGCTCGACTTCTCTCGTATCTTTTTTATTATAGCCAACACAAATAAAAGAACATTCATCGTCATCGGAACTCAGATTGGATAAAGGAGTGCAGTCCTCTCTACCGCGCAAACATTTACTTTCAGTAAAATTACTCATAACGGAATTATAACACAACACCATAAAAAAAGCCCCAATAAAGGGGCTAATTAGAGCCAGGACAAAGAGGGAATCTAAAACCTGGCGCGCTTTGATTGAATCGGCAGAGCGGTGGCCACCGTTTGACATTTCCGCCGCGAGGTGTACTATGTCTTTATCTGGTCAACTTTCAAGGGCGTTCCAGATGAGAATGATAATAGTTCGTGTTCTCATTAATGTCAATACTTTTTACGCCCTCATATAATTTACCAGTCGTTTTATTTGTTCGCGTTTGAGGCTTTGGGAATTTAAACCAAAGAGACAGAGGCTACGGCTTAAAATACACCACGACGCGGTTCAATCCTATACAACTAGGAGCGACACAAAATAACGTGACAATAGACAAATAGAGCGGTTGTCAGAGTTGATTTTATATCCCTCTGCGTTAATCACCGTGGTATTTTTATGTCTGTTATTTGCTGAAAAGGAAGTTAATCATGTATGTGTATTTTATTAGAAGCGGTAAAAAAGGCGCAATCAAGATAGGTAAAAGCAACAATCCTGAAAAAAGAGTTAAAGAACTTCAAACAGGAAATCCGTATAAATTATATTTAATTGCGTTTATTCATTGCGAAACAGAGGAAGGGGCAATTAAGCTCGAAAGAAAAATACACAGGCTTTTTAAAAAGAGAAGAATGATTGGTGAATGGTTTCATCCACATATAAATCTAAAAGATGTAACTGAGATAAAATTTAAAAAAAGAGAGGAGCAGCTCGATCATATAGATCCAGAAATATTGAGCCATATGGCGGATATTATGAAAGAGTGTTAACACTATCTATGTTAGAACGTACTTTATGTCGTTATGCCTGTTGATAAATCAAATAAAAATAAACTTGCATTGTACGCATTTCTAGCGTAAGGTAATTAGAAATAAAAGGGGATTAAATAATGAAAACAGTATTTTTTACTAATGCAGGTGAGATCGATCCAATATCAATTTGTACTTTTGGCGTGAACGCAAAAGAGACAGACAATCCAGTCGGATACTTTGGAACAGGATTAAAGTATTCAATAGCTATCATCCTAAGGGAAGGAGGGAAAATAACAATATTTAACGGGAAAAAGAAATATGCATTTACAAAAAAAGAAAAACTCATTAGAGGTAAGTTATTTAATATTATATATATGAATGGCGATCCACTAGGATTCACGACTGAACTGGGTAAAAACTGGAAGCAGTGGCAAGCTTTTAGAGAATTATACTGTAACGCGAAAGACGAAGATGGTGGCGTGTCAGATGAAAAGGCCAAACCAAAAAAAGGACAAGTATTAGTTGAGGTTGAGTCGGATTCTTTCCATCAATGCTATGAGAATATGGGTGATTTCATTTTAAATACAAAGCCTTATTTAAAAACTGATAAATGCGATATTCACGAAGGTGGCGGGCATGTTGTCTATTATCAAAATATACGCATCTATGAAGGCAGGGAACACGCGCTTTATACTTACAATATAAAAAAGGATCTGGATATTACAGAAGACAGAACAGCGGCACACTTACATCAAGTTAAGGAGCGGGCAGCAAATGCCATATTCACTTGCGAAAATGAAGATATAATTTTCAAGAGTATCCATGCCTTTGATGGATCTTTCGAGTCAGGGCTTCGATACGATTATGATGCAACCTTAACTCCGTCTAATTTATTTTTAGATATTGCAGAAGCGGAATACAGAAAGCCCACCGCAAATAAAACTTTAACCAAGGTTTTAGCGAAATATCGAGATTTGCCAGATATGATCGAAGTAAGTCTGAATGAAGTTAATAAAGTCATGCTACATAGATCGATTAATTTCTGTAAAAGAATAGGGTATGAAGTTGATACATATAAAATTATCGTAACAGATAGCTTGACTGGCGGAATAATGGGTCAAGCAAAAAACAATAAAATCTACATAAGCATTGATACTTTTGGTATGGGGACAAAATATCTTGCCTCCACGCTAATTGAAGAATATCTACACCTAAAAACAGGTCATGGAGACATGACAAGAGAACTGCAAAGTTACTTATTTAATGAAATAGTGAATTTTGGCGAGCTAATGATAGGCGAGCCCGTATGAATTATACGAATGAATTTGAACAAATATGGAAAGCATATCCCAAGAGAAACGGTGGGAACCCTAAGCCTAAAGCCTTTAAAGCATTTAACGCTAGGCTAAAGGAGAAGGTCTTATACGAGGACTTAAAGGCTGGGGTTATACGTTATGGCCGGTTTTGCAAAGTAACGGGTCTAACAGGCTCTCCTTACGTTATGCAGGCCAGTACGTTCTTTGGTGTGAATAATGAAGCGTGGTTAGAAGATTGGAGCCTGCCAAAACCAGAGGTTAAGGAGAGCGTAGAGGAAAAAGGAAGACGATTAAATATCCTACCTAGAATAGGCGAGAGTATGTCATCTTGGAAAAAAAGAATTGCACAAGCAAGGGATTAATTTGTTATAATGCTGTCGCAGCTAGACTTAGCGGTCGAAGCTTGGGGGTCGTTCCCTCAATGCTGCAAACATTTAAAAACGATAATTCATTAACGGAGAATTGCATGATTACCCAAGAACAGCTTAAAAAGTTTTTACATTACAACCCCGATACAGGGGTATTCACTAGATTAGTTTGCGTTAATCAATTTAAAGTGGGTGAACCCGCTGGCGATGTTGACGGCGGCGGATATTTAAGAACATCAATAAAAGGTATTAGATATAAATGCCATCGCCTTGCATGGTTTTATGTTTATGGATATTGGCCTAGTAAAATCGATCACATTAATCACATCAAAACTGATAACAGGATAATAAATCTTAGGGAAGTGTCGCATCAAGAAAACATGAAAAACGCATCACTGCAAAAAAATAGTATCGGATTCAACGGCGTTGACAAACATAAGGCTAGCGGCAAGTGGAGAGCAAGAATAGCTTTAGATGGAAAAGAGATCCATCTTGGATTATTCGATGATTTGAATAAAGCTATTAAATGCAGAAAAGAAGCAAATATTAAGTACGGCTATCACGAGAATCATGGGAGATAACCAACTTAGCCACAGAATGATTAATAATAACTTTCTCATCAACCAGGGAGCTTATGATTTTATCAGGCGAATGTATCTTTACAGTACCAATAAAGGCATTTAATTGGGATACAGTGGCTATATGAGTAATCATTAATATAGTTATAGACCAGCATAAGTAAATAAGCAAATAGTTATAAGGAGGATTTATGAGTGAATTAAAGGTAAGCGGGTCTAGGTGTCAATGCAGAGCATGTGATGAATATTTTAACTCAAGTTTTGCGTTTGATAAGCATAGAATCGGTGAGCACGGTAAAAACAGGCGATGTATGACCACAGATGAGATGTTAGGCAAGGGCATGGAACGAAATAAGGCGTTATTCTGGGTTAGTAGCCCATCGGTGAGGTTTACGGATTAAAACGGCTTAGAAGTGCTTACAGAAACTAAAAGAGGTGAAATATGAGTAAAGTTATTGAAGAAGCTAAAGAATGGATAAGATGGAATAGTCATACGTTAGATGATGCTTTAAATGAATCTTATGAAATAATTGAGAGCTTAATTAAAGAGCTTGGGCAATATAATACATTGATCTCTAAGCGCAAAATACTGCATGACCCTCAATGTGAAAGGTATACATATTTAAATAAAACTTGCACTTGCGGATTGGATGAAGCCTTATCTCGGCTAAAGGAGAAAAGGTAATGAGCGCCATTGAAGAAGCTGAGAAGTGGGTAGAGAGCCCTATGCCATCTCTTGAATACGAAGGGAGAGAAATTATAATGGCAGTAGGCATCATTGAAAACCTAATCACCGAACTCGAATCAAAGAACAAAGAGATTGAGCGATATAAAGCGGTTGTTGATGATGTTGCTAATGTTTTTCATATTGGCGAAAAAGCAAGAACAAGAGGGACGATACTTGCTAATGTGGAAAATTCATCAAGGCGTTCAGACTGCCTATCACGCATAGAATCTTATCTCTCAAAAATAGAAATTGACGAGGATGGGGAAGAGGTTGAAGAAAGCCTGCTGAACTGGGGTGAAAGTCCAGATAATTATATTAAGCGATTTATAGAGGCCCTATCTAATCTAAAGGAGCAAGAGGAATGAGTGAATTAAACTGGAGAGAAAAATGGATAAGAGCAGCTAAAGGAAAAAAATAATGAAATGGATTTTAGCGTTAATAATTATACCGTGGATTATTCTTAGAATTGAATGGCGCGTTATAACTGGCCAATGGTTAATGTAAGGAGAAAATAATGAAACCTGAATCACTAAAGAAAATAGCAGAGATTTTGGGGTACAAGGCAACTGTAGAAAATAATGCGGTGCATTACAGAAAAGCTATGGATATATGCTGGTTTGAGTTCGACCCACAAAACAACCCTGCTCAGTTACTTGAGATTATTGAGAAGTTTAAAATGAGCTTAAACTGGGATACGGATAAATTTCATTGGGTTATTTTTGGGGAAGGTATTTGGATTGATGGAAAAACACTAACCGAAGCCGTTTTAGCCGCAGCAGAGGAGTTTGTAAAATGAACGGAGATTATAAAAACAGAGGTGAAGGCGTGAACTGGGAAATTATAGTGATAGCCATAATAGTGATTGCATTTTGGGGTACGTTTATATGGAATCTAGTGTTATGAGCTTTGATAATGTAAGGCGCATGGCTGAACGCGGATTAATGCGAGCGCAACAACCGCCAGCACAATCAGCCTTTATAGATATGTTTCAGCATATACTCGATGAATACGAGAGAGAAGCTAAAGTAATTCATAATAATGCTATCGAGGAAGCCGCAATAGCTGGCGGTCATTCATGCGAATCATGCAGAATTCCAGACGGGCAGAAAGTGGCTGATAAAATAAGGGAGCTTAAAGTATGAATAATAAAGAGCGAGCTAGAGACTTGCATTATAGGCTGATTGAAGATTTCGGATTAGCCGGAAACCATAATGCCGCCAGAGATTTAATTATAAGCATGTTGAATGAGGTTAGAGATGTGGCTATAGATGAGGCTGTTAGGATAGCCAAAGAAGGGCATGCCTACACACCCGCATCAACAGCACATAATATAGCAAAGAGAATAAAGGAGCTTAAAGAATGAGCGTACATGTATTGTTTTCTATTGTGGCTGGATTGCTATTGCTGCGCATTGGGTTTTTATGGGGCATTAGTAGCGCAGAGAAGTGGGTTAATAAGGTGTTATCAGGAGTAGATAATGAGTGAGTGGATTAAGGATGTTGCCTTTTACGCTTTAATTACTTTTGTGCTTTTAAGTTGGTTTTGGCTGGTAATCCTATGCTGGCATCAGGGAGGGTGTCATTAATTATGTGTACTTTTTATGATATTCCGTAAAGTCTCTATCCTGCTTTCGCATAACGACCTGCGCGTATTCAGTTTCTTGTAGGTATTATCTGACAAACACTGTAATTCACCACCTAAGATGGCGGGATAGACTATTTTAGGAGGCAGAGGAAGTTTAGCTTGTGCAGGAATATTCCCGCAGCTACTCAAAATCATCGCGCTTAGTAGAATGTTTAACAGGTTTAGCTTCATTCTTTAGTCCCTCCGTCATAGCATCAGTGGCTTTTCGTTCAGTTTCTCTGGCCTTCTCAGAGCCGCGCAGAGAGGCTTTTGCAAACTTAGCCTT